GTTCCGGCCACGGTGTCAGCAGGAGTGAGCGCCCCCTGCCGGATCGATTCAAAGAAGCCAACGCCGAACTCAGACACGCGGTCGGCAGGGACAACGAACTCGCCCCGATGCACCAGGCCCGCCGGTTCCATTCTGTTGCCTGCCCCGGTGAAACCACCTTCGGCAAAGCCGCCCATCGCCGCCATCGCCGCGGTCAGGGCTGCGAGGCCGATCACCGCTGCAAGACCATAGCTGGTGATGGAAGTCAGGAGCGCGTTCGGAGCCTTCGCGGCTGCCTCCTGCGTCGAAAAAAAGATCTCCTTAGCAGCCATCAGAGCGCGGCCCGCAATCCATTCGGCTACCATGCGGCTGATGGCGGAGATAACGCCGCTGATGATGCTACGCCCAACGTTCTGAAGGGCGTCCGCCCAATCCATCGTGCCTTGCAGTAGCCCTTCGATGCTCGACGCAACGCCGTTGACAGCCGATTGAATCGTGCTGGTGAAGCCACGGGCAATTTGCTGTTGGACGGTCCCAAACTGATTCTGAAGCTGCGTAATGGCGTCAGACATCTGCTGCGCCATCGAGGCTGGGTCCGGCCCCATCCCCTGTAGCTGCCCCTCAGTCGTGGCGAGCTGCTTGTCGAAGGAGTCGGCGCGTCCCAGGATTTGTTCACGCTCCTCAGCGCCAATGCCGGCCAGGCTGGCGCGTTCCCTTAGCTGGGCCACGATCTGCCTGAGAAGGGCGGTCTCTTCTTCGAGAATGGCCCGTCTCGCCGCGAACTTATCGGCTTCGGTCCGGGTAAAGTCGCCCTCGATCGAGGCTTTCTGCCGATCCAGCGCCTGCAGACGCTCCTTCGTGGATCGCTCGGCTTCCCGAAGGCGCTGCAACTCGCCTACAGCGACCTTCAACCCTTCCGTGGACCGGGCAACTTCCGCGACCGCTTTGGCTTCGGCTTCCCGTCGAGCGATCTGCTCCTCGATCAGACGGTTGAGGCGTTCGAGCGCGGTGCCCTGTGAATTGGTTTCTCCTGCCAGTGCGTGGTTCAGGTCCAGCAGCTCTCGCGCAGCCTGAGTCGAGTTGTCGAAGAAACGGCGGACCGCGTCCGCCTGGTCATCCATCGCCGCCCCGGCAACTTCCCAGGCCTCGGCTGCCGTCATCGCCGCTTCCACCTCGCCGTTCCCGGCCACGACGCGCGGAACCTTAACCTCCGGAGCTATGGCCCGCAGCAGAGGGCCAGCCGACTGAAGCGCAGCATTGATGACGCGCTCAAGTTGTTCGGCGAGGAAGTTGACCACGCCCGCGAAGACCTGGCGCAGCAGCTCGGCAACAGCTTCGAACGTGTACCGATACTGACTGGCCTGGTAGATGATCGCAGCTGCAATCAGTTGCAGTGGTAACTGCAACGCGGTGACCATCGTTTTGGTCACGCCGTTGATGAACGTGATGGTCGCCAGTCCGATGGCAGACCAGAAGCCGGGTGAGCCAACCCAGTCCCGAAGCTTCTCGAATTGTGCCTCGGCCAGATTGATGCCCATTTCAAATCCCGCCTCGATGGTCAGGCTGATGAACTCCGCGAACTGCCCGGCCCGCCATTGCTCGATGGCTACCCTGATGAACGCGCCGACCTTCTGACCGAGGCGAGTCAGGTCGATGCGCTCAATCCCTTCGAGCACGGTGCGCAGGAAACCGCCGATCTGATCAGTGACCCCAGCAAAGAACTGGCGCGACCGATTGGGCAGATTTGCCAGCGAATCGGAAATGGCATCGAGCGTGTTGGCATTGCGGGCCAGAACATCAGGCAGAGCGCCGAGGCGTTTCTCCGCCTGCTCGAACGCACCCGCGTCTTTGAACAACGTGACCAGGTCATTGCCCGAACGGCCAAAGATGTCCATGGCGATGCCCGTCCGAATGGCCGGGTCTTCCACCGACCCGATCCGCTCAGCCAGAAGCCGGAACTGCTCATCGGGCGCCATCGCCAACAAGTCCTGGATGTTCAGTCCCAGCCGGCTGATGGCGTCTGCCGCTGCCCCGCTCCCTGAAGTCGCCGCCTCGGCGAGTTGGCGTTGCATCAGGGCAACGGACTGGCTGACGCGGTCGGCTCCAATCCCGGCGTCATCAAATGCCTGGCGCATGACGACCAGGCTCCGAACACTAATGTTGCTGCGCGCCGACAGGTCGCTTAGATCGCCTCCGAGCTTGGCGATGTCCCGAATGCCGTTGGTGATCGTGCGGATGGAGACGTAGGCGCTGGCGGCTCCAGCCGCGGCGAGGGCGATATTCTTTATGCCGGAAGTCAGTGCCGCAACACCTCCGGATGCCGAACGGCCTTCCTTGTTGACCAGACCAAAGAAGCGTTTCAGGCCCGCCTCGGTCGAGGCGAGACCTGTTAGTCCAAGTCGAACTGCAATGGAGGTTTCAGCCATTTCTGCTCTGGTCGGTCAAAATCTTTAGCAGCCGGTCAAACCCGCGCCGTCCCGCCCGCGACCAGGCCGCCGCCATGCCCGCCTGGGTGATGTGCAAACCAAGCAGGCCGCCCTCGGCGGCAATCCGAGAGGCGGCCCGCGCCAGGAGTTTGAGTTGAGCCGGGGAGTGCTCGCAGGCCTGGGTCAACGTCAGCCCGCAGCGGACTGCGCACTCGGCGACCCAATCGGAGAAGGCAATCCGGCGTTGCGCGCGAGCTGCGCGGTGATGCCGGGCATAACCTTTTCCTGGCGAGTCAATCGGCGTTGAACCCAGCGCGAGAAAAAATCCGCATTCAGCCTTTCCCCCTCCGTGACGATCTTCTCGAAGCTTTCGACAGAGAGCGAATCGGACCAGCCTTCCGGTTTGTCGCAGAAGAGTTCCACCAAACGGTTCTCATCTTCCAGCGCGGCCAGCATCTGCGGCATCTGCCGAATCGGGATCTGGCGGATGAATGCCTTTTCCGTCCCTCCGGAAACGAGAGTGACCTCAATTTCCAAGCCACCAAAGAGTGTTTCAGTCGTCATACTTCGACAGGCTTCTCGATCTCGTTTAGGTCATTGTCGAGCACGTCGGCGACATACTCGATGCGAGCGATGTCGTCCCCGGCCGTGAGCGGTCCATTGGCCTTCAGGCGGCACCAGACGCGGGTGGTCAGGAAGAGTGCATCATCCTGATCATACACGGTGTAAAGCAACCAGCCCTCCATGGTCTTTCCACCGAGCGGCTGGTATTTGCTGACTGCCGTGGTGATTTCGTCGGTGCGGAAAACCGCTTGCACGCCCAGCTTCGAAAGTTCCTCGCACCGTAGCGTGATGGTCAGTTCATCCTTCGTTTCCAGGACCCGCTTCTTGCGCAGCCGACCCGGAGACGGTGCCCACATGGGGCGTTCCTCAACCTTGGGTTCGACGCTGGCCTCGGACAGCACGCCGAGGTCGGTCCACGCCGGATCGGTGTCACCCGGCAGGTCATCGACCCCGGCGGTGCCGGGGGCGGGGAGCGTGAAGGCGCGGCCATTGGGAAAGAACTTGGCGTGATTGCCAAGGATTCGGGAGGCGGTATTCATTTCATTGGTCCTATCGTTCCGCCGTGATTTTCAGGTTTTTGTCGCGGTGGTTCGGCGGAGATGGCGTCCACGCGACGTTTGAAAAAGGGCTCTCACCCAACCGATTGCTTGCCGTCAGCACGAAGAACATTGCCGTGTTCCCCGGCAGCCGTTGCACAGTCATCTGGTTGGTGTTGCCAGGGATCGTAGTCAGTAGTTTCCAGCCGTTCGTGTCGGACGGGGTCCAATGCATTGCTTCCCCTGCCGGCGCGTTTGTGACCGGCATTCCGGGCGGCAGGTTGGTCCGGTAGTACAGCCGATACGCATCGATCAACTCGACCGAATCGGCCGCATCCCACATCAAAGTGACGGTGTTGGTCTTGAGCGCTTCGCCAGGAGCGCCCAGGGCAGACGCACAGATGCTCAGAGCGGCCAGAACGAGAACAAGGGTTCGGTTCATCGTTAGGTCTTCCAGTGAGCCTGGTCTTTCAGCGCGGAAATGCGCTGGTCCAACAGGGCTTCCTGTTCGGGCGTCAGCTCGGCGGACTGTTTGAGCGCCGCCACGGCGGACGGAATCTTTTCGATCAAAGCGATGGCCGCTTCAATCAGAGCGAGAATGGCTGCGGGTTGCATGGAGTCCTTTCTTTGGGGTTATTGAGTTGGCGTTAGCTCGTTCACTTCAAGGTAGCGGCGGGCCTCGGTAATCGCCGTTCGAAGGGTGGCGATGGCCGTATCAAGATTAGCCTTGTTTTCAGGCGTGCGGCTTTGCTTGTACGCCTTGGTCATCGACCGGGCCGTCAGCAGCCAGTTCTGGCCGTTGGTGCGGATGAAGTCCGCCGTCTTTCGAACCTCAGGAGTCACCGAAAGCGTCTGCCGGTTGTCGTATTCCCACTTTAGAAACGTATCGAAGACATCGACGGCCAACTGCGTGGTGCGCTCCGCGTTAACCACCACCGGGTCGTTGCCCGATTGAATCGAACTGCAACCGACCAGCGCCAGGCTCAACGGAACCATGGCCGCCATCACTGCCAATTTGCTGGCGGTGGGTGCGGCGTGCTTCTTGATTCCAGCTCGCAGGAAGGCCAGTGCCCCCAATCCGAACACAGCCAGGACCTCATCGCTCAACTCCCAAAAGCCGAGGTAGGCCCCGCCGATGTAGAGAATCGCGAGGGCCACAGTGAAGTAGGTCTTCTTGCCTTGGAGGAATGTGATTAGGTTACTCATGGTTTTGAATGATTCAGGGGACAATCTTTCGGACGTTCAACCAGTGGACACGCCGTGGGCGGATAGCCAGCGCGACAGCGCTCGCAAACCTTTTGGGCCGTGGCTTCGATTTCCAGACGGCGTAGTTGGGCCGTGCGAAACGCGGCCACGATCGCGTAGACCGAGGCCACTGCCGCCAGGAGAGTCGCCAGCAACGAAAGAACCGGATGCGCATTGGTCATCCAACTGGCGAATGAACCCGCCCAACCGACCGCAAGACTGGGAATGATCGTACGGTTCATGGCGATTTCACAAAGCTGCGCAGGCTCAGGTTCACAACAATCCGGCGCACGCCGTTGACCTTCCCGAAATTCTTAAAAGGCGGGTCCATCGCGATGAATCGGCGCGCCCCGGCCGCTTTGCCGGCCACGTCCTCCATGACCCATTGCAGCGCCTTTTCGGCCTCAATCTTCACCCCCGATTCAGCGCGGCAGGCTGTGGGATTTTCCTCGATCACGACGGGCGTATAGACCTCGTGCGCGGCCAGACCCGTTTCGGAGGCGTCGACCAGGCCGTCACTTTCGATTTCCCAGACGATCAGAACCAGGCCGGGGCCGGCCAGTGCAGTTTCGCGCCCGGGGGTTTTGGGATAGGTGCCATCATCGGCGAAAACGGGTACTCCCGAAAATCTCGGGTCGGCCTGAAGCAACGCGACAACGGCGGGCTGGATTTCCCAGAGGTTCAATTCAACCTCGCTTTCTCCACCGCCCTCGCCTGGGCTTTGGCGATGGCTTCGCGGACGCTCCGGGTTCTGGATCGGACGGCGTTCGCCACAATCCGGTCTTCATCGCCCGCCTCTGCCCATTCGGATCGGTTCTCCATCCGGATGTAGCCCCGTGCATCAATCCGGTCCTCAAACAGCCCCGTGTCGCGCTTCGCATGACGCAGCACCCACGCCTGCGGTTTGCCACCCAGAGCCAGTAGTGAGACTGCCCAACCCGAGCGCCCTCGGCCTACGTGCCCCTGAACGGTTCGGATGTATTCTCGGACCTTGTCGGCATCGGGCGTTACCCGACGCTGAAATTTGAGCACCCGCCCCCGGCTGGATCGCGCCTGCTCGTGCATCTCGGGGAACTTCGGTTCCACCACCGCGACCCCGTGCAACTCGCTTCCTTTGGGGAACCGTGCAAAGACAGCTTCCAACCCTGCGTAGTCGCGTTTGCGAATCAGCTTGCGGATGCGTTGGGATGTGAAGTCCGCCGCCCGTAACGGACGCACGGCACGCTGGATGTCTCGCGCCACAGCCTTTCGCCCCTGGCTTAGGGTTTTGGGTGGCGTGAATCGCACGAGGCGTGTGGCCAAGAGTCGCCCTTCACCGCGCAACGCTTTGGGCAGAAGTGTTCCACGCTCGCGGATGAAGTCTGAAAGCGCGGTAGCGTAATCCTGATACTCGATGTCAACCGTAGCGTTCACAGGTTCACCGCCTCGCAATGGAGCCTGACGGCAATGTCCACGGGGTGATCCTCAACCTTCACGACCCGGTATTGCGCGGGGCCTTCCGCCAGGATGTTGCCGGGCGTAATTGCCGCTGCCCCAAGGTCTTCCCGTAGAATGCTCGCGATGTCCGTCACCGTCGTTTCTTCAGCGAGCTGATACTCGCCCTTCTCGTTGCTGGCCGGCTGGAGCAATGCGGGAAAGGCTGGGCCGCCCGGCTGCAAAATGAGCGTGTGACCCCGCGCCGTTAGCTGGGCGCGGAATCCCGCCAGTCTTGCCTGTTGGGTGCCGGTCACTTCGCGTTCGCCTTTTTGGTCGCTTTCGGCGTAGCCAGTTTCTGGTTTTCCGCCACTAGCCACGCGACATCGCGGTTCCGTCGCGCCAAGCGTTGCAGGCGCTCAGCGCGCCCTTTCTCCGCCTGCATCCGATTCACCCGGCGGAGGTTGATGGAAGTCATCGCGACGGGCGCTGGATATGGATCAATTTTGGGTTTGTCGGGCATAGGTTACCCATTGGTACGGATGCAGACCGCGCCCACGCGATTGGCAGTGGCCAGCACCAGGTTCCAGTTAGCGATGGTCCCCAGTTCCGCGTTGCTGGGGCTTTCGGCGACAGGCGTTCCCACCCATTTCAGACCGTTCATGTGCAGCACGAACCGGGTGCGGTCGTAGATGATCTCGTTATTGAGGCCGAACTTCTTCTCCATCTGGAGCGCGGCTACATCGACCACGTCGGTTTTCTGCGGCTTCTCGCCTCGGGCCACGATTCCCTTGGCCAGCAGATACGTCTCATACACGTAGCCACTCGTGCCGCCAGCTCGCACCAGCGATTCCGAAACGTAGAGTGGGATGCCCCGATAGGTGCGGATGGTCCAAGGTCCTCGCGAGGCCTTGTCGAAGCTGGTCTCGTCCGCCAGTTCGAGCGCGGCGAGCACCGTCGGGTGAATCCACAACGCGCCATCCATCAGATCGTCCGCCAGTTCGCCCATGAGGCTCTTGGCGTTGATGAAAAGTTCGATACCCATGAGTTGCTCGGCAGTAGCGTCATTGCCCGACTCGTCAAAGGCATCGACACGGACAGCTTGCAACGGGGCGGCTACGCCCGACGCGCCGGCTGAACCGAATGCTCCCCGGATCATCGCCAACAACGTCTTCTGCCGCTGCTTTAGACGGCGCTGCACCATCTGGGCGGAGATTTCGCCTACCGGGTCCTCGCCGGAAAGCTGGGCGGAGAAAGCCGTGGCAGAACTCTTGCACACGCGGTTGCAGGCAACCGCTTTCATTAAGCCCGAGGTGATTTTGTTATCCACCGCAGGCTCGGCATTCTCAACCTGGATTTCGTCGTCCTGGTCGGTGATGTCCTTGAAGAAGGGGATGGTGGCGACTTCGCCCGGCCCGGAGGCAAGCTCCGAGGCTTTCGGGTTGTCCACTACCACGCCCGAGTTGAGCAACACGGGGAACGTGGCCTGTTTCTCCCGCATCGTTTGGAGCCAGATGTCGGGAATCCAGAGATCGCTAATGGTTGTCGGCATAAATGTGGTTGTTTCAGGACTGCGGTTTGAGTTCGGCAATCGAACCGACACCCTTGGCAGCCAGCACGCGCTGGGTGGGCGTCAGGTCGGCGTCGGACGGTGTTTCCTTGTGGTTGGCAGCCTTGGGGTTCAGGCCCAGCTTCAGGACCTCCGCAGCCACCGCCTTGTTAAAGTCCGCCATTTTGCCGGTGAGCTCGGCGTTCTCGACTTTGAGGCGGGCGAGTTCCTCGCCTGCGGTCTTGGTCGCGATTTCCAACGTATTGACCCGGTTGGCCAGCGCGTCGGCGCGCTGCGTGGCCTCGGTGCCCTGCTTCTGGGCGGTGTCGAGCAATTCACTTGCGGCGGTCAGTTCAGCCGTAAGCCGCTGGTTCTCGGCGGTCAGCCGTTCGTTAGTGGCCAGGATGTCTTCCTGGTCCGGGATGTTGATCTTTTCAGGCATAGACTCGTTTGGTTGAGGGCAGAACGTTACGCTTCAGTCCGAGCCGGACCGGCCACGAGCCAGTCGGCGCGCCACCGCCCTGGCGTAATCGAGGTCTCCCAAGGCGTCCACCAGGCCCTGCCGCTTGGCTTGCTGTCCGTCGAACACCTGTCCCTGCATGGCGTCCTCGGGGATGCCATTACGGGCGCGGAGAACGTCGGCACGAAAAACATCAAAGGAACGTTGCGCCTGACGGGTAAACTCAGCGGCGTGTTCGTCGGTGATCGCTGCGCCCGGCATCCCTGCCGCCTTGAAGGTCCCTTCCTTGTTGCGGAACACCTTTACCTCGATGCCCGCGTTGGCCAGCATGCGGTGATAGTCCACAACCGAAACGTAGGCCCCGATGCTGCCCACCATGGCGCTGCGCGTCGAAATCACCGCCCCTGATTGGGAGCCGATCCAGTACGCCAGGCTGCACATCATGCCACCCGCCCAGGTGACGGTAGGTTTTGAGGATCTGAAAACGGCGTCGGCGATCTCCGCCCCGCCCACGCTGAATCCGCCCGGGGAATTGACGTTCAGGACGATGGCCTTGGCTTCCGAATCGGCTTCGAGTCGGCGGAAAGCGGACAGCACTTCGGCGCTGTCTTCAAACCCGTCGAAGAACATTTCTCCGAGGTCGGGCCGATACGCGAGCACGCCGCTGATTTCGAGAACCCCAACACCCCCCTCAACCGAAGAGCGAGGGGCCAGCGCCTGACGCGCCTTGCGCCACGATTCAGGTTCGCTCAATGCAGGCTGCAAAGCCTCGCGCAGGAGCGCCTGCGCGGCTCGCACCTCAATCATCGGCACCTGCGTTGCCAGCATCATCGGAAGACTGTTCGGCATCGTCTCCCGAGTTCGGAACGTTACGCTTCATCTCCTTTTCACCGTTCGTGGGTGCACCCTTGGCGGCGTTCAAACCGAAGCTGGCCATGACAGTCTCGACCGGGATGTCGTGCTCCTTGGCAACCTCTTTTGCCCGGTCGAGGATGTAGTCGATTTCCTCAAAGACCTGGTCGGTTTCCCGCCGCCACGAGCGGCCCCGGTTACCGTAATGATCGCGCCGGGTCATCAGCCCCCTACCGACATCCTCGCGCTCCTGAGCCATTTCGCGCCCGGCGTCGATGGTGATTTTGGACGGACCGATGAAGTCGCACCGCGCCCAGCCGTCCACTGATGACAACGCACCCGAGGCAATACCGGAAGCAATCACCCGCTGCCACGCCGCCCGTCCCAACCGAGCCGCCACCTGCTTGCGCCGGTCGAACTTCCGCTGCGCTTTGCCATTCACCGCTCGTTGGTTCGGCCCAGTCAGCTTTTCATCGAGGAAGAATGCTGGCGGCAATCCCATCCCCGCCACGAAACAGCCGGCCAGATAGCTGATGACCTCGATGTTGTTTGCCGGGGCGCTCGGGGTGTTGACCTGTTTCAGCTCGTGGCCTTCGGGCACGGTCGGGATGTCGCCCGCCACCAGGTCCGCCACGGTGAAGCTGCGTTGCTTTTCGTTGGTTTCGGCAGGCGGTTCCTCCTCAGTGGAGGCTTCCCCCGCAGGTTCAGGTGGGCTGCCCCACGGGTTTTCCTCGAGTGGTGCGCCTTGGATGGCGAGCGTCAGGACCGTCGAGAGCTTGGAAAGCACCTTCTGGAAACCCTTGATGTCGTTGCCGTCGCGCATGTCATTCGCCCCACGGCGAATCGGGCTCATCCCCCGGTATTGGGTGTAGCGTTCGAGATCGAAGAGGTGAACCAGCGCGTTGGCGTCGAGAAGGGTCTCACCGTCGAGCCAGTAGCCGAGTACCCGTCCCTGCGTATTGAGTTGGATGCCGTCAAAGATCCGGTCGTCCGCTACGGTGGGTTTGTCGATCCGCCAGGATTCCAACATCTGGATTTGTGGGAACCCGCCCTCATCCGTCCAGAGCGCGAACACCTCCCCGTCTGTGTCGAGGTAGAAAGATGCCAGCCGCTGGAGGTCAAAGAAATCGAACCGACCGGTGAAGTCTGCGCGGTCCACCCATTCATCGAAAAGGCTGTTGGCGGCTTCATTCCACTTCCGGTCGAGTGTCGCAGCCCGAGGAATCATGGGGGTGGAGTAGTTGGCGACCAGGTCGGTGGCGTAATAGACCAGCCCGACGTTGTCCCAGAGGTATCGGGCAACGCTCGCCAGTTGGAGCCGGTTGAACTTGGACAGCAGCCGGTGAACGTAGAGCCCTGTTGCCGGGATTGGCGTTCGGTGATCGACCGTGTTCAACGCCTCGAAGTAGTGGCGGACGGGCGTTACCGGTGCGGCGGTATTCGCCGCCTGAGGCGAGCGACTGCCCGATGGCCGCTTGGGTGCTGGAGATGGGAACAGGCGACGCAGGAAGGGAATCACAGGACAGCTTTGCGAAAGGTTGGGTGAAGCCGGTTATACCGGGGCACGTCGAGAGGAGGGTTCTCCGGGTCCACCAGCGTGTTCACCCATTCGAGTGCCTCCTCTGCCATCGTGGCCAGGTCGGTCGGGGTGTAAGCCCGGTCAAAGGTGAACGTGACCGACCCTCCAGCCTCGCTGGTTGAAAGGATGGTCTGGCCGTTGACCACGCTCGTGGTCCATTTCGTGGTCACCAGCGCGTTCAACGCGCCGACGAGGGTTTCCTCGCCGGCCAACTGCAATTTGAGCGCCCGGATCAACATCCGGACTTCCAATCTTGGACGTGCCGTCACGCTCAAGGCGGAACGTTACGCTTCAAGCTGGTTGAGAGCCTCGGCCTTGCCACATTAGCTGCTTGCATGGGGGGCGGCTGCCTTATACCAATTAGCTCATGAAACCAGCGGGTGATGCCACACAAATCGATATTGGGTACGATAACCGAAAAGGGCGGACGTCTGAAAAGCGGAGCTTGAAGTCCTCCTCCGTGCGCTTGGTCGCAGTCCTCGCGCTGTTCGCGGGCGCATGTAGCTGTAGTCGCTCAGATGGCATGGATCAGATACAGAGCGCAGCAGACAATGCTCAGACAGAGGTCGTGGGGAAACTACGTATCGGTCAAACGGTTAGTAGGGAACAAGCCGAAACCTCCCCCAGTTCGGGACTTGAAGCCTACCAACAGATGATCGGTCAGTCGACACCTCATAATCGAACTGTGGCCAGGCCTTTCATTACTACTACAACGAATTCGGTGGATCTCGTGTTTAGCGAGTCGACGGTGTTTGTCGGCATCGAAAAGGTCGCAGGCAACATCCTATGGAAGCTCGGACACAATTATGCGGCGAAAGGCCCCATTGATGGGAAAAGTGTCATGACCGTAGTGGAAATCCGGTATATTGGGCCGGCGACTGAATCGGCTGCGGACGCTGCATCTGGCCGCCCGACATGGACTGTGCCAAGTCAATGGCAGCCTCAGGAAGTGCGTTCACCACTTGGTTTGGCGTTCTTCCGTGTGACGGATGAACCGGATCTCGCAGCGGAGATAAGCGTTTCGACTTCAAAACCACAGGCCTTTGGCGTGAGAATCGTTGACCACATCAATCGCTGGCGTCAACAAGTCACTCAACCGGCGATAGAGGAGGCCGAACTGAAATCTCGCACCTCGCAGATCGAAACTGCCTCGGGAACCCTGTTGGTCCTCGAGGTATCTGGCAACGATGCCCGAACGGGAGACTCGGCTGCGCTGATAGGTGTCATCCTGCAGCAACCGTATGCGAATTACTTCTATCGGATCATCGGGGACCCTCCACTTGTAGCCGCTCAAAAGGAGGAATTCTTGCGGTTCGTTCGTAGCGCTGATTACCCCAAGAACTAGCTGCCGCCCAACGAGGACGGTCGCTTTGGGTGGGTTTTAGGGTCAATGTGAGCGTGAGACCTAAGGGCAGAATCCCAGTTCATGGATAAGCTTCGTCACTTCAATCCCCCTTCATGCCTTCCTCCTGCGCGGCCTTCAGGTGCCCTGAAATCACCGCCCCAGCATCAATCATCAGCTCGCAATCGAGGTAGTGGTTGTCCCGGCGTTTCTGAACCCACAGCACTTTCACCCGGCCGCGCGAGTCTTCGCGTTCCTCGCGCACCTCGGCGGTCATCTGTTCGATGTAGTCTCGACCCGTCTTGCGCGGAATGCTCCACTGGCCCACGACGCCATGCGTGAACAGCGCTAGATGGTCCTTTATGCCCGGGTTTGACCACTGGAACAGAGGAAGATGCCGACGCGCCTTTGCGCGCCGTGCCCCCAAGGTGGGGTCCACGAGAACCCGACGCCACACCCGGCGAACGGTCTTTTGGGTGCGCGGGTCTTGACTGAGGAACCACTCCGCGTCGTCACCCTTCATCGCCTTCCACCCAGTGGCAATGCAGAACCGATACACCTCCGATGCCTTGAACCCTGTGTCGATCATCGCGTTGACCACCGGGACGTTCAGTTGCCGACGCACTTCCTCCAATTCCGATGTCGTGTTGCATCGTCCGTAGCCGATGAGCCGACTCGCTCCACCCGCACCAAAAGCCCGCGCCACCCAGAAGTAATGTTCGCCACCCCGAGCCTGGCGGTCGGCAGCCAGGAAGCGGGTTTTCTCCAACGGCCACGGATCGCCGAAATCGTAATCCCCTTTGCGCTGCTGAAGGTAATCGTCGGTGGTGATCAACCAACGGTCCAGATCCCATGGCTCGCCGAGGGTCTCGGTAACGAAGGTGAACATCGGCTCGATGTCCCCCTCAATGCGCATCGCGTCCACCGCTGCCAGGAACTCCTCAACAATCGAGCGCCACTCAATCCAATGCGGCAGGAGTGCGTTCCATGTGTAGCTGACCCTGGATCTGGGCGCGTTCGGGTTCTGCGGAACGAAGCGACCATGATTCTCAATCCAACGACGGTCGATGGGCGTGTCTTTGATTCTGTGGCCGCAGCCCGCGCATTCAAACCGGATCGTTTCCGCCAATGCATCGAACCGCCATTTGCCCTCGGGTCTTGTCGTATCGTTGGAATCCCACTTGAGCTGATCGAACTTGAGCAACTGAGCCTGGTGGCAGGAGGGACACTCGAAGTGCCATACGCGCTGGTCCCCGGCTCGGTAGGCGGTGTCCATCGCATCGCCCTTGGTGCCCGGGGTTGAGATGAGAAACCTGCGTGAGTTCCAGAATGAGCGGGTTCGCTTCAGAACCATTTCGAGCCGCCCCGGCGGATAGTTCCGAACTTCATCGCAGAACAGCCAGCGGATCGGTTTCGACTGAAGCCGCGCCTTCGAGCCCGACCAACCTGCATAGAACGGCATGCCATCGAACGCGAACCCCGCCAGCGTTGGTTCCGCCATCCGATCCTTCACCGGGCGGCAGGCTTCGAACGTAGG